GCTGTAGGTTTTTTTTGATAGGTAGATTTTTTGATTACAGGCTCTATTTTTTCTACATACCAAATTCTGTAATGATACTCGTCAGGGTTCTCTTCAGAATATATCTTCCTTGAAGTCATCTTCATACCAAACTTTTTGGCTCTGGTAACTACGTTTTGAGCAATAGAATACTCAGTAATAGTACCGTCAGGATTTACTTTAGGATGAATTACAAACGAATCACCTATTTCTAAGGTTTGTAAAAACCTATCCATCTCAAGGGATTTACCTGTACGATTTCTAAAGTCAGGCACCTTAACACCCTTATCTATTCTCCAATCTGTCTGCCAACTCATGATTCACCTCCCTTATCAGTAGTCTCAGGTTTTGAGATGTTCTCGGCAAAATTTTTTTCAAACTTCTTCAAGCGTTCTTTGGTGCCAAAGATACGTTCAAAGTTCTCGTTGAACTTAGCAATATCCTTGGTTCTGTTGCGGTCACCTTTACCGCCGTGCCATTTGTCACTCATTTGCCGTCTCCTTTTGCTAACTGTCGCAATAGTTTGTTACGCAACCGTCTGCCTCTACGGTTTAGCGGTTGCATGTTTTCATCAAAATCAGAAGTAACTGTGTCAACTTTCTTGACACGAGTCCTTCCATCAGTTCCAAGCTTCTTCACAATAAACTCTGGATTCGTTAGATTCTTTTTATTATCCATTAGTCTAGCTCCGGTAGGTTTATAGTGTTACCAACAATTGTAGATATTTCATGAAAAACATTTAATAAAGCTGATTTAGTAAGATGCGGTACAAATAAAACCTGTATGTCATACTTTGTAAAAAGTTCATTATCTACATCATCAATTGCATTAGCGTTTTTAATCCAATCTAATGCAGCTTTTTTAGTTTTAAAAAATTGTATATATTCTTTGTTTATATCTTCTAAATAATAAAATTTCATTACGCAACCTCCTTCTTTTCTACAAGATAGTAATATCCGTTACTTGTGACATAACCGTTGTAAGGTCTGCCATCGACTTCGCACTCACCAAATTTATGTGAGTGAGCTAGTTTTTTATTTTCCAGATAACATGGGTTATCGACAAAATATGCAAATATCTGCTTATCCATTACGCAACCTCCTTCTTAGCTCGTTCCTCTTCGGCAGCTAATTTAATCAGTGCGTTCATGACAGGAAAAACCAATTGGTCTTTGTGCCATACAGGTAGGTCGGACTCGCATTTAGGACAGGCGACTTGGTTCTCTAGGAACTCGCCGATAGTAAATGTCTGAGGTCCGTGGTGGTGACAATTAATCGTCACCTCCTCGTGCAAGCTGTCAGCAAGCTGAAGCTTAAGTTGTTGTAGTTTGGTTAGTTTTTTATTTTGCATTGTTAGACTCCTTTTTTAATGCTCTGCGAACTTTCGCTTTTTGGTTATTTCTTTCTCTTACCATCTCATTCTCTTTAGCAAACCAATCTTCGATGATTTTAGCCTTCAGGTCTTTGGTAGACAGGTCGGATAAATTCTTCACCAATCTGATGTGTGAAGGTTTGATAATAAGACTTGTGTAGTCGTGGTACTTTTCATCAGCCAATCTAAATACATAGTCATGACCGTAGTAGGTGTATGCTTTGTTTTCTTTACGCAGTTCCATTATTCACCTCTCTCATAAACAGTACCTACTTTCTGAAATACTGGTTCTAATGATTCATGCAACTCTTCTAAGGGACGAGCTGCAAAACCGTCCAAAAGTTTAGGTAACTCTAAGTCATCTAAACCAACCATAGCCGCATGAGTCTGGATTTTTTCTAGCTCAGCAGATAAGTCCTTTAGAATAGATATTGTGTTATCAACATCCTCATTCCATTCTTTGTGTAACTTTACTTGATTCATATTTTTCTCCTATATATTGTTTGTTACAGTGTTTAGTATGAGGGTAAAAAGTATTAATGTCAACACTTATTATGAAATTAATGTAATTTTTTTTCTGGGATTTCTATTACTTCTTCCGGGACCTGCAATGCTTTCTCGACTGCAGCTAACTGGACTTGGTGGATTAAAACCAAGTTGGCAAGATTCTTATTCAGCTCATAAAGGAACCTGTTGGTGTGTTCAAGTTCTGAAATAATCATATCCAAGTCTTTGTCTTTCATAAGCCTTTCCTTTTGTTGTGTTTATCAAAATATACCCTTGTGTAATATCTTCTGATAATAGCCAAGATTGATAAAACAATTAATTGGCTTAAAGATATTATAAACGAGTTATGGGTAAATAGGAGAACTATCGTAATGGTCAGCCAAGACAAGGGAAAATTAACAATGGCACCAAGCATGGTGTCAACGGTTGCCTCTTTGAGGGCGGCTTTGTCTATTTTCATGAAATCTCCTATCTGTATTGATTATACATTAATTTATGTTGGGAACAACACTTACTTGAAAAAATGAATATAGAATTTGTCAAACTCAGTTGCAACCGTCTTGCTGACGGCGACCCGGCATTTATGGGTGTACGGTCAAAATATCTAACTTTTTTGAACTTTTATTTTGGAATCCAATAGAGTCCCTAGTTATATAGGCTTTCTGGACGTGTAATAAGTGCAAATGTTAGCACTGTGGACACATAGTAGATACAGGTCAGCAGCAATGTCATACTTGCGTCATACAAAACTGTTGCGTAAGTTACTGATTTAGCGTTGTTTTTTTATTTTGGGCTGATTTTGGGCTGTGGGCAGAAAAAAAACGCCCTCTCTTGGTTTTCTACAGGATATTAATGAACTGCCTTAACTCACAAACTGTCATACATCGTCATACTTTGCATCTATGATATCGCCACCGAATATCTCTTTGAGTCGTCCTTCTATATCCTTGTGGCTCATGTTATCCAAGTTCGCTGTTATATTGAGATTCTCTGTCTTCTTTATCTTCAGACCAGCCAATTCATTCAGCTCACGCAATGCTGATACCGATGCATTGAACTGCCCTTTGTTATAGGCTTCTTCACTTATCTGCCATAGCATCTTCGCTGTCTTCTCTGGGGTAATCGCATACTTATGTGCAAGCTCTTCTTTACCAACCTTGATGGCTTTGAGGACATTTGGATAGTCCTTACCGTTCAAGAATCTAGTAGCTGCTTGAGCTGGGAACTCAAAGCCTGCTCTTCTAGCCGCCTCGGTCTGTGTGCAATTGTCATTAACATAATGCCACACAAAGGCTGACTGCATATCTGTTAGCTCAAACTCTGGGTCTGACTCAAACGCACTTGGTCTATTAACCAATGGTTTATCAGGTGCGTTCTTACCTTTCTTCTTCTCTGCCATATCTAATCCTTATATCATATCCAACAGGGTGTAGGGTAGAGGGTATGCGTTCCCTAATACTATATTGTTATATATAAGCCATACTATATATGTATACCTACACCTATATATACTTAATAATATTATTATTATATATACTATACACTATACCCTAATACATACCTAAACAGCGTAACAATGGGGTCTCACGGTCAGGGTAAGGAACAGGGCATTGGTCTCTCCTTGCCATACCCTATCCCTTAAGCCCAACACATAAACACCAAATGTTGACCAATTTGCCATACCCTGCCCTACCCTTAGCAATTTGTATCAACGTGCGAGTCTGCATGCAGCTTTACAAAATACTCTGCATCCAAGACAACTAACACCTTACTTCTGTTGCGTTTAATAACCAACAAAGGCTCATAGCCCTTGCAATTCGTTTGTGCTTGGTCATACGACTTCCACACATTCAAGCTTTCCTGATTCTTACATTCAATGCTGTAGGGAAACTTCTCCCTCGATTGTTTGCCCATGATGATATCTTCACCCTGAGAACCCATAGGTCTGCTTTCTAAATCTTCTTCATCTAATCCTAGTAGGTCCACCAGCATCTGCCTGAACTTCTGCTGTAATAACCTACCCTTTTGTTTTGCTGATTGTGGCCTCATGTATTGTCCTTATTAAAATGGTGACTCCTCCCATACTGATTTATCTTCTGGTAAGTCCACCAAGCTGACATCATACACCTTCTTACCGTTTGTCTTCCTAGGCTCTATGCCATGGTCTGTTAATACCCTACTTGCATCCTTGAAGTCTATGTTGCGAGGATTGCGTATACCCAATGCTCGTAATAAAGCAGTGAGTTGCCATGCTATCTTCTCTGTATCCAATGCATCAAAGTCTACATGTTGCAGTAATAAGTCTTCGACAGCACCCTGAGTCCTGAATCCCTCGTTAGACTCTTGGAGCATCTCTCGTTCTTCTGTGGTCAGATACCAATTCTTTACACCCGGCTGATAGAGTGTTGCCTTTACCTCAGCCCACATCTGTTGCATGTCGATGCCGTGGTGTGGATTGATGTCTGTCACCTTGATACACCAGAACCTCCTGTTACCACTACCGTCCATTAAGAACTCTGGCTCATTGACCGATGCAAAGAAAGCTGTGCGTCTTTGATAATTAGTAAAGCTTCTGTCATAGGGCAAACGCATTTCATCAGACCTTGATGTGATAAACGCCTTCAACTGATTGATGTCTGCTTTCTTAAAGGTAGACTCCAACTCTCCTAGCTCTACTATCCAATGACTGACTGCTTTTTTTACTGAGTCTTTATCCTTAGGGTCAAGCGTTGCACCTTCACACAGCCAACCCTTGTTGAAGTCCGCCAATCGCTTAAACCACAGCGTCTTCCCTAATCCCTGTGACCCTTGGAATACTAATAGTCCTTCTAATGCCACGCCACCTTCTTCAAAAGCAGCCGCCACACATGAAAGCAACCACTTCTTCATCAACATGTTCTTTAAGGTAACGTCCTTGCTCTTGACCGTGTTGCAGAAGTCATCGATTCTACTAACACCGTCCCAAGGCTTAGAGTCTATCCATTGTGCTACCGGGTTGACTTCTTTAGCTATTATCTTCATTGCATCTCTGACTCTTTGATGCGGTACAAAGTTCTTGATACATAAGTTCTCTACTTCTACCAAGAGTGCTTCATCTTTTAAATCGCTAATCGGTTTAAAGTTGGGTATCTCTATGTCAATGCGTTTTTTAATAACATCGTAATAACATTCAATCCCATGACCCTTCATCAGTGCTTCATAGTTATCAGTGGTAGCCATAATCCTGCCGTTGGATGTTTTCTCAAACTCTACCAACTCTGGAACCTCTACCTTTTTCTCTATTAGCTCACCGCTGATAGCCATTTGGTCGTTGAAGTCCATGCCCTCTTCTTCAGGCATAACGACCTCTGCGTTTGTTACCTGTGCTGCAGCGATAGCTTTATCTTTACCCACATCGTTCTCATCGTTGTCTGCATAGATAATAAATTCTTTGTTTGGTAATGCTTCTGACAGCTTCTTCGATACGCTAAGCATGTTGCCTGCGTTAAAGCAAACTATCATCGGTATCTGCTTTTGTTCGTAAATCGTCATACAGGTCGCATAACCCTCACCTATACCAACCTTTGTGGCTTCTTTTAAATGTTTTGTTCCTACTATAAAGAAGCAACCACCTGTTTTACCACCGCTGAGAAATCGCTTACCGCCATTGGTATCAATCATCTGCAGGCTCCACAGCTTACCTGTCTCATCCATGATTGGGATAATCAGCTTACCCTTGTGTTCTCGTAAAGAATGGGATGCAACACCCTTACTAAGTAAGTACGGATGAGAGTCGCAGGGCAGTGCCACATCCCAAATCATCTTGGCTTTCTCTGATACCTTCAGCCACTTTTGTTCTTGGTCTAATCGTGCTTCTTCTTTAAATCGTGCTAAGGCTTCTGTGTCTATCTTTCCTGCCTTAACCCCTGACATTTTAAAGTTGTGCGTCTGTCCTGTTCGATAATCAGACGCAAAGCCAACAGGTGTGCCGTAGTTGTCATAAAAAGCATAGTAGCCAGATAAGGCTCGTTTGTTGTTTATAACCGTGTAGGCTCTTTGTGGTTTGACCGGATTAATTTCTACCGGGTCTTTGCGTTCTAATCCGTGGTTCTCTAAAAACCTCTCAAACCTATGTATTGCATCGGTTGTAAGTGGTTTTGATAAATCTTTGTTATTGCCCTGTACATTTTTTATTCCCATACTTGCTCTCTCATCTTTTATTCTATATTATGTTCTATTGAATACCTTACAATATAGAATAATGTGAGGGAGATAACAAGAACTTTATAAATATTTTTTATTACAGGAGATAATTATGGCACTAACAATTAGTGAATCAGGTGGAGGAACCTTCGAACAAGCACCCAAAGGTATGCACAATGCAACCTGTTACAGGCTTGTTGATGTGGGAACACACGAGGAAACCTTTGAGGGAGAATCCAAAAAACGACACAGCATTTTTATTTATTGGGAGCTGAACGATGCCAAGATGGAAGACGGTCAACCTTTTTCTATCATGAAGCAATACACGCTTTCTTTAAATGAAAAGTCAGCACTTTACAAAGACTTATGTGCATGGCGTAAAAAACAATTTACCCAAGAAGAGTTAGGCGGCTTTGACCTGACTAATATTCTTGGTGTGACTTGTGATTTAGATATCGGCGAGACTAGCACCGGCAAATCCAAAGTGGTAGCTGTTTATAGTCCTGACGGTGGTGCGAAGAAATCACCGACAGTTAATGAGCAGATTGCTTTTGATATTGATGAATACGTTGCAGGCAACAAAGACATGATTGGACTATGGGTAGATTTACCTGCGTGGGTCCAAACAAAAATTGATGAGTCTTTTGAAGTAAAAGCAAGAGACAGCAAAAGAGCAGCAGAACAACCAAGCGGTGACTTTGAATCCTTAGAGTCTTTGAGTGAAGAGAAAGATAAGATGTTCCCTTCTCCTGAAGAACTAAAAGAAGACGACTTACCCTTTTAACAATTTGGCTGTTGGGTTCGCCATTTTTTCATATTTTTTATGGACTCCTATTTATTGTGAATCTGACAGCCTCTTATACTTATGAATAATATAGTTGAATTAAAAACTAAAACGGAAATCAAAGAAGGCGTGTACCAAGACATGCCTTTTAGTCAGTACAACGAATTAGATGCTATTAGGTCACACGACTTAACATCTTTTACCAAAGACCCTTACACTTGGAAGTATGAAGAAAAGCCAGATAGCGAAGCTTCATTCTTTGTTGAGGGTAGATTGCAACATTGTTTATTTTTAGAGCCACACGTCTTTCACGATGAGTTTGTGGTTGCACCAAAGGTAGATAGAAGAACCAAAGCTGGTAAGGCTGAATACGAAGACTTCCTTGCTTCAGTCAACGATAGAAGTGTCGTAACCCAAGACTTATACGATGCATGTCAAGAGAGAGTTGAGGTCCTAGATGCGTTTAGACCACAAGCTAAAGACTCTACTGAGCTTAGTATTGTCTTTGATTATTACGGTAATCGCTGTAAAGCCCGGTTCGATATGATACAAAACAATGTGATAGTAGACCTGAAGACTTGCCGTGACGCTAGTCCAAAAGGTTTCAAACAAGCCATTAAGTCTTATGGTTATCATCAACAGGCCGCTTTCTACTTAGATGCTGCAGCTTCTGCAGGTATGACTGAGGTAGACAGGTTCCACTTTCTAGCCATATCCAAACAGCATCCTTACCCTTATGCTGTCTATGAGTTAAGCGATGAAGCTATTGAATACGGTAGAGCTTTGAACGAGAAAGCAATCGACCAGATGAAGTTTTGTGAGCAGACAGGTATCTATACACCTTTTAACTTGCACAACAAAATCATTGAGATAGGTATTAGTGATTTGTAAGGAGAAGAGCTTGAGTCCCATAAGTCCCCCCCACCAAGGATTACTCAAGCTCAGACCCTGCTTGTGAAAGCACCAGAACACGACCACATGTATTGGGCAGAACAGGCTGCTCAATACAACACCCAAGCAGAACGAGAGGACTTCTTAAAGTCTGAAGGCTTTACCAACCAACAACGTATTGATTGTATCTTGCACCTAGCTGTAAGTTACTTGCCTGCTCGTATGTACAATTTGCCGAATAAATTAATTGCTGCTGCTTGGCACGACCTGCCAAATGATACTGCGAAGACTATGTTCGCTGTGGGTATAAAATCTTATAAAAGAAAGTACAACACATAGCCGGAAATATAATATGAATAAAAAAAAGAACTATGTGTCGCACCTTCATCACATGCTTATGGAATGAGCTGTGATTTTAACTGTTTTCCTCCGCAATAATAATTGCACCATCCACCTTGATGTCAGTAAAGTTTAAACCACTGACCTCTTCGTTGTTGACTTTGAATATTACATCACGAACCAACAACCTAAGCAATGCTGCCTTTTGATACAAGTTTAATCTTGCATAGGTTTCTATAATCTCTTCACCTGTAAGTCTACTTGCGTTCTGCAAGACATCCTCACCTTTCTTTTTGAATAATGACATGCTTCCTCTCTATTTTATTTTTTTTGTTTATCTCTTGTATCTTTTCAAGCTGTTCAAGTATTTTAAACTCTTTCTCCAACTGCTCGTCTATTAAGTTTTGTTTGTCCTTTTCTGTTCTCATAATACTCCTATTATATAGATAACCATGCCACATGTAAGCAATGCAAAGACTGAAGTCCAATACATCTTCTCGTCATCTCTCATGGTTGTTCTCCTTTATATCATTAGCCATGTTCAGCCAATCGATATCCACCTCGTCCTTCTTGCTGTCGATTCTGTACATGACGAAAGCATAGAAGTCTCGCCATGTGTTATCAATCCAACGGTCTATTCTTTGGAAGAAAGCTTTTATCATTAAATAACTCCCTGAGCTTTAAGCTCTTGCTCTGCTAATTCTTCAAATGACTTGTTACCCATTTGTGCTTCCCAATCCTTAGTAGTAATCCCCTGCGACATTTCTACATAATCTTTTGACTTACACCAAATTTTTTCTTTAGCAAACTGCTCGTTAAGATTATTGGGTATAACCAATGTTACATCATAGTCATCGACATCTAACATGCTATAGCAGTTGCCGCACTCGATAGTCGCACAATCATCAACAAGATTACCTTGTTTGATTTGCTCTACTTCAAGCATAGCACTGTAAGAATATGAACCACCGCATGAGCAGTCCTCAACGTGCTGGTTGAAAAAAACCTCAGCACTGTCTAGGGTGTTCTTACCCCATGCATTGATTGTTCCTGTTACTGTAATTTTATTTGTCATTACGCCACCTCCTCATTTTGTAATGTGTCAATTTCTTTTTCTAACTCTACAATTTCTTTGGCCATTGTATCTTCATAGGCAGTATCGTTTAGCTGTTTTTGCAGGCATTTTTGTATGTTAGCTGTCCTCATGGCATTTGCAGATATTTTGTGAGCAAACTCAATTTTTTGCAAAGCATCATAAGCAACGTCAAACTCTCTTAACTCATTCATACCTGCTTGATGGTATTCCTCTACCATCTGAAGTTTAGATGTAAGCTCTGCATCAAGTTTGTTTTGTTGACGCTTATGCCTTCTTTTAGCATTAACAAGCTCTCTCTTCATGTGTTTGAGTTCCTCTTGCTTTGTCCAGATTGTTAGATTTGTGTATTTCATTTTTTCTCCTATTTATTTGATATACCTATATTATACACAGCTAACATTTATTATCAACACTTTTCAACACTTTATTTACATTATTTTTATGGCAGTATTTCATAGACATAACCTCTTACCGACCTAGGTTTCTTCAATACTATCTCATGCAAATTGCCTTTTACTTTTTTGGTAAGGTCCCAGAATGTATCTCTGCCGGGGTCTGCAATAAGTATAGGACACTTGGCTTGTTTGACTAACTTCTTTATGTTGCCAACGTGTTGCTCCCAATAACAAATGTCACAACCAATAATTAAATCTATCTTGTCAAAGGCAGCTTCAGGTAAATCTTTGTAATCCATG